GTTTCCCAGTCACGATCGGGGTGGTTGAATTGGATGGCATACTTTACTCTCATTATTTCGTCAACCCGAACGGACTAATGACTAATCCAATTGGTGGAACAATTGAAAACAAACTTAAACAATTGGGTCATTCCTTCACTATGGGCCATCAGCAAACTAAACAGTATGGTTCTATATATACAGCGCTTGGTATTAAGCGGTCGGGATTGGTGTGTGGTCGTTTCTACTCTGACGAACCTGATTACTTGGGACCTCAGAAATCTCGTCAGTCTTGGTCTGGCATTTTCCTGAAGCATGAGGTAAGTCATGGGGACTACGATTTAATGGAGGTGAGCATGAACTTTCTACTGGATGAATATCTGTAATGGAAATACTAAATGTTGAAAACAGTACATGGTATGACTCGGTCACTGATCCACATGACCATACTTCTTCCTCGCCTGTCGTTGAAAAGGCTAGTACTATCACTAGAACAAGTAGTGGGCACAGACACACTGTGTCAAGCAATACAGGACCTGTTAACACACTTGGGTTACCTACTACTAGCACCGAAGGACCACTACTTTCCGAAGTTTTAGAGTTACGCGAACGTGTAGCTGAGCTTGAGGCTCAGCTGGAAGAGCAAGAGATTGATACTGAGTCAGAAGAAGCCAAGCTTGTCCGCAACGGGCAGCTCTTAGAAGCTGCCGCTAATGTAGAAGAAGTTCCTCGTATTGTTGGTTGCACATTCGGTTTTAAACGTAACATTATAAACGATTCGTACGACGTACGTCTACGCTGGACATTGGATGATGGTACGTATCTTATGCAGTTTCATGGAGAGATAGAAGAACGAGCTTCGTACTCTTTGGACATTGACTTTACAGATCGTAAGCCCGGTGACGCTGAGTTTGTTGGTTATGTGCGTGGGCTAAAGGAAGAAGATGTTGACACTAGCTGAACTAAAAGAGAGAATAGTCTCTACGTACGACCCAGAACTTGTGACAGAAGTTCTGGAACTGTCAACTGAGCAATTGCTAGACGCATTTGAAGAAAAGCTTATAGCTAAACGATACAAGTTTGAGGATCTTGAAGATGAGCGGACAGTATAAACTCAACTCTGACTGGTCTGTTGAGGAAATAGAAGACACCTTGGAATGGGGAAAGTACATGGGAGAAAGTGACGACAGGCAGTTAGCTGTAACTGTCTGGCCTGAGGGTCAATGGCTCAGTACTGTGTTCCTTGGACTGGACCATAGCTTTGGTGGTTATGTTCCAATTCTATTCGAGACCATGGCCTTTGGGTTTGATCCAGAAGAGAGCGAATGGTCTGACAATTATTGTGAGCGATACGCTACAGCCGAAGAAGCTGTGGCTAACCATAAAGAACTTGAAAAACGAATAACGGCAATTCTTGGAGAACCCAAACGTGCCACACAAAAATCACCGACGACCTAATCCAATAGCAAAGGAGCTAAGAAAAGATGGCAAATACCGAATCCGCATCGTCCCCGACAAAAAGAAGTACGACCGTGAAAGAGAAAAGCACGAGTTCGAACAAGAAGACTATTGGTGGGGTGACTATGACAACTGAACAATTGTGCGTGCTTAGCACCTTTATGTGCGAAGCAGCACGTATGATTGGTGTACGTGACGCAAGTCCTTCTATCAGTCATTGCCGCAACAGTTACAAGCTGGTACAAGATATTGTGAAGGAACTTATGGGTGAATAATTATCAGCAATTCATACACCTCTCTAGATACGCACGGTACCGTGAGGACCTTGGGCGCAGGGAAACATGGGATGAAACAGTAGACCGAGTCTACAATTTCTGGTTACCTCGTACTCCCAAGAGTCTTCATAAAGACTTAAAGGACAGCATGGAAGCTGTCCGTCGTATGGAGATTATGCCTAGTATGCGGGTCATGATGACAGCAGGACCCGCTTTGGAGAAGCACAATGTGGCAGGATACAATTGCTCTTATACCCCCGTTGATCATCCTAAGAAATTCTCTGAAATTCTGTATATTCTTATGTGTGGGACGGGACTGGGCTTTTCTGTTGAGAGGGAATACGTAAATAAATTACCGGACGTTCCGGAGGAACTTCATGAATCAGATACAGTCATTAAAGTTAGAGATAGTAAACTTGGGTGGGCGTCCGCGTATCGGGAACTCATACAAATGCTCTATGGAGGTCGAGTACCAAAATGGGACACTTCAAAAGTACGACCTGCCGGAGCGAGGCTTAAGACCTTCGGTGGTAGAGCGTCAGGTCCAGAACCTCTTGAAGACCTTTTTCGGTTTACAGTTAGCAGGTTCAAAGAAGCAGCAGGACGAAAGCTAACTACCCTAGAGGTACACGACATTGTCTGTAAGATTGCGGAAATCGTTGTGGTGGGTGGCGTGCGCCGCAGTGCGCTTATTTCACTTTCTAATCTTTCGGACGACCGTTTACGCCATGCTAAATCAGGGCAGTGGTGGCTGGAACATCCTCATCGCGCACTGTCTAATAACAGCGTGGCATATACGATACGACCTGATATGGATTCGTTCATAAGGGAGCTACAGGCATTATATGAAAGTCGAGCTGGTGAAAGGGGAATCTATAATAGACAGGCGTCCAAGGACAAATATCCCGAGACTCATCGCCGGGATGAGAACCACGATTTTGGTTGCAATCCTTGTTCAGAAATCATTCTGCGACCTGATCAGTTTTGCAATCTTACTGAAGTCATTGTTCGACCCGACGACACACAAGCTGACATTGAGTTGAAGATTAAACATGCAACGTTCTTAGGAACATTGCAGTCTACTCTTACTGACTTCAAGTTCTTATCTTCTAAATGGGAGAACAACTGTGAAGAAGAACGCCTATTGGGGGTCAGCCTTACCGGAGTGCTTGACCATCCTATTCTTGGCGGTAAGTGCCCCGAGAACGATGGAGAACTTTATAACCTTCTTGAGGTTTTACGTGAATGTGCGGTGGCACAGAACAGATACTTTTCCAATGGTTTGGGAATACCTCAAAGCGCGGCTGTGACTTGTGTTAAACCTTCTGGTACTGTAAGCCAGCTATGTGACACAGCTAGCGGGTTGCATCCCCGCTACGCTGAGTACTATATACGTCGAGTACGTATGGACAACAAAGACCCGTTGTGTAAGTTCTTGGTTGACAAAGGAGTGCATAATGAGACGGACGTCGCTAATCCTCACAGTGTTGTATTTAGCTTTCCGTGCAAAGCTCCCGAGGGGAGCCAAACTCAGCAAGGCTTATCTAGTATTAGACACATGGAAATATGGCGTATTTACAATCGTGCGTGGTGCGAACACAAACCGTCAATTACAGTCTCATACCACGACGATGAATTCTTAGCCTTGGGTGCGTACGTATGGGAGCACTTCGATGAAATATCTGGGGTGTCTTTCCTGCCACGTACAGACGCTGTGTATCAGCAGGCTCCTTATGAAGCCTGCACTGAAGAAGAATACAATGCCCTTAAGGAGAGTAATCCTGAGGCCATTGATTGGTCTGAGCTTGAACAGTACGAGAATGAAGACAATACAACCGTGCAGCCCGAGTTGGCTTGCACAGCAGGAGTATGTGAACTATGAAGGACATTCGACTTAAGGCTTATTCTCCGCAAGATGATGAAGACTATTTAATCATCATGCGTGAAGAAAATGCTGACATGATTGAGGTGCCTGTAAAGCTACAGGTACGTCATGGTACTGGTGGACAGTGGCAGGACATTGAGTTGGTACCCGAATGGGAATCCGACGATGCGACCTGATGTTCCCTACTACCGCATGGGACACATGGAACCTATAGATTACATCAAGGCTAATCATCTTGGGTTCTGTGAGGGCAATATCGTTAAGTACATTACTCGGTATAAGCATAAGGCAGATCCTAAAGAGGATCTGCTGAAGGCAAGAGATTACATTGACTTCTTACTAGAAGACTACGATGAAGAAACAGCTAATTGATCAGCTCGGTCATTTCGTGGTGGGTTGGAGTATCGTTGGTGCTCTCAGCTTGGTGGTGTCTTTTGGTGTGGCTTTATCCCTTCTTATGTCTGTAGCAGTGTTACGTGAATTACACCAACACCGTTGGGACACAAACGATTTAAAACAGGGCAGTGTGCTTGACTTGACTTTCTTTTTATTGGGTGGTATAATGTGGGTGTAACCCACTAGGAGAACTTATATGATTACATTTGCTATTGGTTTTGCTGTTGGGGTTGTTGGCGCTTGGGCTTGGAATAAGTGGGGCGTTGACTACTTCAGCTAATTGTAGTAATATTGCCGACATAGCTTAACAGGTAAAGCACGGGTTTTGTAAGCCCAAGTACGGGGTTCGAGTCCTCGTGTCGGCTCCAATTAATAGCGAGGTGACTGGAGTGGTACCAGCCCCGGCTCATAACCGGGACAGACGGCGGTTCGAATCCGCCCCTCGCTTCCATAAAAAAAAAAGGCCCCCATGAAGGGGGCCAATGAGAGGTTCATTATGCTAGGAACTACTGATCATTTGGAACTTGAAATGATAGACGGCCGTCTATTGATTCGAGACCTCAACAACCCAGCACTCGATCGCATTGCGGACGACTGGGAAACAGCAGCAGGACTTATTGAAGGTATGTTGTTTGGCACAACTACTGTTCGTGAATACTACCAAGAAAAGGAAAAACGAGACAAGAAATGAAAAAGCAAAAAGCTAAGTTACTTACTAGCAACTCCGCAGACTCTGTACTTGGGTACGAAATCTCTGCACGAGACACCATGTACTTTGGGGCTACTATTACGGTGTTGCACGTTGAAGGTGCAACAGCTAATCGAAAGGCTTTGTATATTATGGATAAGAAAGACCGGGCTGACGCTGTCAAGTACCTTACACGAATGATCGATGGGTACAAAGAAATCCTTGATGAAGTAAACAAGCTGGACTTTGACTAATGATAAAGAAGTTAGTAAAAAGTGTTCGGCGATTTCATGAAGCGGCAGGTATTCATCATCCTTACATCCCTAGCATCGTGGAGATGTCAAGGCGAGAACTACGGGTGGAGCTACTTAATGAGGAGTTTAATGAGTATCTACGTGCGGAACATAAAGCAGATGTGGTAGAAATTGCTGATGCCTTAGGTGACATGATGTACGTCATTGTTGGTACTGCTTTGGAATACGGCATTGACCTAGACAAGGTCATTGCCGAGATTTGTCGGTCCAATCTTTCTAAGGTAACCGACGGTGAAGTTAAACGGCGAGACGACGGTAAGATTCTCAAGCCCGAGGCTTACAGTCCACCGGACATTACTGGCGTTTTAGGTCTTTCGCCCAATCGATAAGTGACTGACACTGTGCCTTCATTCCGTGGAACTTGTTATAGTTCCCGGCAACTCCTCGTCCCACATCAGAGAGTCTAGGCTTGGCAGCTCCCGCAGCAAACTCTGCGGGGGCTGCGGGGTCGGGCAGTCTACCTTCAGCGGCTGCGTCGTGCAGCTCGACAAAGCTCCTACTAATAGAACAGTTAGCGTCATCTGCTTCAGTAATGTAAATAGGAACTTCCTTAATGATTGTCTCTCCAACTTTCTCTACCTCTACAATTCTGTCTCTGTACTGAATTTCTACTTTGTTCTTAAGAGCACTCAGTCGGCTTACTTCCATCTGGTGCGCTGTCTCCATCTGAGACATCGCTAGATCCCACTTGGTCTGGGTGTGCTTGCTTCCCATGTTGTATGCGCCGTAAAGTAAGGCTATACTTACCAAGACTACCCCTCCATATTTGAGTATCATGACCCACGGTCCAGTCATTGTCAGTCTCCCAGTGCTTCAAGTGCTTTCCTTTCCATGAACTGCTCCCACTTTTTTGCAACAATCTTTACTTCGTCCAGCTCTTTTTGCATAGCGTCTATGCGTGTCTGACACAAATGTTTTTCTTGCTCAAGTCTAGGAACTACGTGGAACTTGTTCCACAGATAAATTCCTGACATGGCCCCAAATATAATTCCCATAACAAAGGCCCCACCATAGGGGCCTGTAGCTAGTGCGAGCCAACTCGCAGCAGTTGTCGCTGATGTAGGTTCCATTCTTATTCCTTGTTATTTATCGAAGAAGGTGACGTAGTCCTCCGATGGAAGGAGTATAACACCTACTCTGGTAGTTTCTACGGGAAACCTGAGGCACTTCCAGATACTTTCTGGTACTTCTTCAGGGGAGTACTCGTCGTACTGGGGTAACCCAGATCGTCTTACCTCTGCATTTTTCTCTATTATGTACTGAGCTGCGTGCTCAGTGAGTACTTCCTGTACGTGCTGATTTAGAATGTTCGCTCGGGTCGCATGTGGCAACAGTCTTCCGTTGTGTCCAAAGAGAACTTTCTCTGCCGGGTGATTGTACCAAAGAATAATATCTTTGGTGCTGTAGAGTAAGCACGGTGCTGGAATGTTTCTTAGGAAAACGTCCATACGCACCAGCTTCTGTTCTATTTCATTTATGGTTCGTTCTAAGTCTACACCTTTGATCAGCGTTATATCGTGGTGTTGCACTAGTCTACCCCCAGAAATTCTTTAATGTCTTTCTCTCGGGGCATAGTAATTGTCCCAAGTA